GTCAATAGAATGTTTAAATCAAGCATTAAAAGTAGAAGGATTAAGCCCAACTAAAAAGTTAATATTAGTTTTATTAGGAAACTATGCAGATGAAAGAGGTACTTGCTACCCATCATATAGTCATATAGCAAAGATAATAGGGTTAAAGGACACTAAAGGAATACAAAAAACTATTAAGCAATTTGAAGAATTAGGATATCTAAAAATTGAGCATAGAAAAACACTAAATGGCGGATATACAAGCAACAGATATCATCTTTCTTTACCTATAGGTGTTGAGACCCCTAGGGGTCAAGAAAATACTAGGGTAGGGGTCGTACAGCCCTCTAATACTAAAGAAGAAACTAAAACTATAACTAAGAGTTCTGTAGATGTATTATTTGAGGAGTTTTGGAAAGAATATCCACGAAGAATTGGGAAGTTTCAAGCTAAGAAAAGTTTTATAAAGTTCAACGAAAAAGAATATCCTAAAATAATTTATGCAACTAAAGTTTTTGCTAAAGAAAATGAATCTACAGAAGAGAAATTTATTCCACACCCAACAACGTATTTAAATCAACAAAGATATTTAGATTTTTTAAATAAACCAATTAAGGATAAAACCTTAAACAACCTTGCAGGATAATAAAATGACAATAGAACAGACATTAAATGAAAACGGAATTAAATTAAATCATCAACAAGAAGGTAATCAAAAAGTAAAATGCCCTAGCTGTCAGCCCCCACACAACCCTAGAGATAATCCATTATCAGTTACTATTAACGATGACGGAGTAGTTTGGAACTGTCATCATTGTGGTTTTAAGGGTGGTAAAAAGACTGGTAGCATTTTTAGACCCTATGTTAAGCCTGTATATGTTGCCCCAACAAAACTTATTCCAAAGCAAGAAAGTTTTATGCTTAGATTCTTTAAAGATAGAGGAATTAGTGAGTCAACTATAAACGAATTTAAAATATATAACGAAAACAACTGGATAGGTTTTCAATACTTTGATGAGAATGGAAATCTAACAAATATTAAATACAGGACAACTGATAAACAATTTAGACAGACTGCTAATACTAAATCAATCTTATATAATTACGATAAGGTGTGTAAGGCAGAAACAGTTATATTTACTGAAGGTGAAATGGACGTTCTATCTTTAGCTGAATGTGGATTAACTAATGCAACTACTTTACCTAATGGTGCTCCTAAAGAATTTAAAGGCGATGTAAAAGATGCAAGATATAAGGCTTTAGAGAACTGTAAATTAATTGCTAAAAAGATTATTTTATTTACAGATAACGATACTAGTGGCAAAGCACTACATAAAGAATTACTGCACAGGTTCGGTAAAGACATATGTTGGTTTGTAAGAATTCCTGATAATTGTAAAGATGCAAACGAAGTCCTGATTAAACACGGAGCAATAAAGCTTAAAGAAATAATAGATAAAGCAGAGCCATATCCTATTAACGGTCTATACACTGCTAAAGACTACTTCACACAAATACATGACCTCTACGAAGGAAACTATGAAAAACCTACTGAGATTGGCTTAGAAGGTCTTGACGAGATATATAAACCAATGACAGGTACTTTTACTGTAATAACAGGTATACCTAACCATGGTAAGTCTGCTTTCCTTGATCAATGTTTAATTAAATTAGCAATTAATCACGGTTGGACATTTGCTCTTTTCTCTCCCGAACATTCAACATCAATGCATATAAGGAGATTAGTACAAATGTATTTAGGAAAATCTTTTGATGAAGGCTTTTCTAATAGAATGTCTAAGTCTGAACTTAATCAAGGATTAGATTTTATACACAAACATTTTTTCTTTATAGAAACTAAAGACAGCATTCCTTCTATAGATTTAATATTAAATATTGCAAAGAGTGCAATTTATAAACATGGTGTTAAAGGTTTAGTAATTGACCCATTTAACGAAGTCTCAGCAATAAGACAAGGAAATCAAAGAGAGGATGAGCATATAAGAGACTTTATATCACTCTGTAAAAGGTTTACAAGAGTATACGAGGTTATATGTTGGGTTATAGCTCACCCTACAAAACTACCTAAAACAAACGATGGTTCTTATAGTCCACCTACAGATTACGATATTAGTGGTGCAGCACATTGGCACAATCAAGCAGATGCTGTTTTAACAGTGCATAGAGACTTTGATGAAAACTCTACTAGTGTAATTACTAGAAAAATTAGAGAGCAAGGCTTATACGGGAAAATAGGTGAAGCAAAATTTACATACAATATAAATACACACGGTTTTAACAAGTACGAAGAAATAGACAGCAGTTGGGAAGATTACACTGCAGGGTTTAATGATTAAGATAATGAAAAAAAATATAGAAATTAAATACGCAGGAAATAATATAAAAATTGTGTATACAATACCTAAAAAAGAAAGTTATATGCCACATCATATTGCAGTATATGTAGAGAACAATAAACCTATACCATTAACTAAAACAGGATATAGGTCGCACTTTGTAAACTTAGAAAAAGAACAAGTTTTAACTGATAAAGAAATAATTAATTGGTTTCATAAAGAAAATGGCTATGTACCACAGATGACATTATTTTAATATTTTAAGTTTCATATTATATTTAGATACTGCTTTTTTATAATCTTTCTTCTTAATTAACTTGTTTACTTTAAATCCACTGTAATCAACGTGATGATGTATCCTGCCAAATCTTTTAACTATTCTAGAGACATCAGGGTAAACCTTAACTTGCATTTTTGACTTTGCTAAAGTACCTTCTTTATCATAAAATTCTGCTGAATTTCCACCCTTAACTTGTTGCGTTGTAATTTTTTCTTGTAAAAAAGCATTAAATTGTATAGTACATAATCTAGCACTAAGCATATCTAAAGATAAAATAGTATCTTCGTTATATCTACCACGCCACCTAAAAGGGCTACTGTTCTTAATAAAGTTACAAGAATATATACGAGTATTTAATATAAAAGGTGGGGTTTTTTGCCTAGAAGGTTGGAACATGTAATAGTTTGGCCCACCCATTGCAATATTTTCGTATCTTTCAATAAAATCTTCCATTGCAGCAAATATAGTTCCTGAAGAAACTTTAACTTTTTCGTTTTTGTTATATCTTCTAAAACTTCTAATATTATCATCCATAACCCAATGATAATCGTAACCTTCAGATATAGAATAATCCCAAACGAAATTTCTAGCTGGACCGGGACCAGTTGATTTATTCAAACCAAGCTCATCACAAGTATCATATTTCTCTTTATATGACATATCCATTTGTAATACTTTATTTTTATCACCTACAGCTTTAACGTATAAGTCATACTCTTCTGGTTCTACAACAAGCCTATAAGGTACATTCATATAATCTAAATAACGAGCTGTATATCTTGTATCTGCTCTACCTTTAGATACAATAAATAAAGGATATCTTGGGTTAGTCATATCTTTTGCTTTCTGTTTCCATGTTTATTTGTTTTGGATACCATATATATTTAGTTTTTTCTGTAAATTTTTGCTTAACTATTTTGCTAAACTCTAATACGTCTTCATCATTTTCAAAATGTACTAACATTGTTCTATGTGCTGTTAAATCTTCTTGATCATATGCAGGCATATCTTGCCATTCTTCTAAAATATTATTTACTAGATTCTCATCTTCTATATAAGGAATAATTTGTTCTTCGTCAAAACCTAATAAATTTATGTCATATTTAATATCGGTTAATTCTCTAATCTGTTTCCATAGTAAATCTTCGTCCCATACAGAGTTCATACCTAATTTATTATCAGCTATTGTTAAGGCTTTTATTTGTTGTTCTGTAAGATTTTCTAGAGCGATAACAGGTACAGTAGACATTCTTAATTTTTTTGCAGCTAAATATCTTCCATGTCCTGCTATTATTTGTAAATTTTTATCAACTAAAATAGGATTAGTAAAACCAAACTCTAATATAGAATTAGCTATTTGTTCAACTTGCTTACTGTTATGTTTTCTTGGATTTTCAATATTTTCTTTAATTTCTTTTATTTTTTTTTCTTCAATCTTTAACATTCTTTTGCTCCTTTTTAATACGTTCTTTCAATGTTTTAGTAGAGAAGGTATGTTTTC